ACTCATCAGCTAATCCAGTATGCAGATACTTGGAGCCAGTTGAGCGGTCGCCTTCGCTTGGCGTCAACATCAACGGACGATTTTTCTGCAGCTCAAAGTGCCTTGATGGAAATTAGCCAGCGTACAGGGACGTCTCTCGAAGCAAACTCGAGTCTATATAGCCGTATTGCCTCCTCTTTACGTGACGCGGGATATGCATCAAAGGATGTGGCTTCCGTCACCGAGACTATCGCAACTTCACTAAAGCTTTCTGGTGCCAGCACGGAGGAGGCGAGTTCCGTTATCACTCAGCTAAGTCAGGCTCTTGCTTCTGGTGTATTACGTGGTGAAGAGTTTAACTCCATCATGCTGAATGGGGGCAGACTGGCAAAATTGTTAGCAGATGGGATGGGGACAAGCGTTGGTGGTTTGAGAAATATGGCAGAAGCCGGAAAACTCACCACTGACCGCATCGTTCCGCTACTAACGAACGTTGAGCAATTGCGTAAAGAGTTTGATACGTTGCCGGCGACAGTAAGCGGATCGGCTCAGAAGGTTCAAAACTCCTTTATGGCGTGGGTTGGTGGTGCCAACCAAGCCTCTGGCGCGTCGGCAATGCTGGCAGGTACGCTGGATAGTGTTGCTGAAAATATGAATACCGTTGCCGCTGCTGCTGGCGCATTAGCTGCCATTGGCGGGGCGCGTTTTGTCGGTGGAATGCTCGGAAACGTTGGTACTCAGACGGAGAAATTGATTGACGCTCGTAAGGATGAGATTGCCTTATCTGCCGCACGCGCAGAAGCGGCGATTCAGTCGCAGCGTAAAGCCGCGGCAGACGCTATTGCTGCCGAACGCGCGCACCAGTTAGCAACAGCAGAGCTTGAACTTGCAAAAAACACCAACGCAGAAGCGCTGGCCACACAGAACGCCACCACCAAGCGTAGTGCGCTGATTGCTGCAAACGCGACGCTCGCACAATCCAATAAAGCGGTATCTGCTTCTCAATTGGCGTTAAATAAAGCGACATCGGCTATGTCACTTGTTCGCTCTGGAGCCGCAGGGCTATTGTCGCTTGTCGGTGGTATTCCTGGTGCACTGATGTTGGGCGCAGGGGCGTGGTACATGATGTACCAAAAACAAGAGCAAGCCCGTGAGTCTGCTCTTGAATATGCTAATACCATTAACGATGTGCGCGACTCTCTCAGAACAATGTCAGTTACTCAGATGAAGTCTAATATCGGTCAGGCCAACATTTCATTAACAGAGCAAAATCGAGCCATTGACGAACAAGCCGATAAAGTTGAGAAATTACGCCATCAGCATGAGGCCGCTGCTGCTACGGTGGAAGCCGCCAAAAATGGGTTAATGGTTTATACCGATGTAACCGCTACAGCCTCAAGATTAGCGTCAGAACTTGCTATTGAGGAGGGTAATTTAGAAAAAATGATGGGTAAGCGTAAGGATACGCAGAAGCTGATTGATGACCTGACAGATCAGTCAGTCTCTAAAATGGCTGAAATGTCCGGTGCGGTTGGCTCGCTCGCAGAAATGTATTCCCGACTTAATACAGTGACTAGACAATCTACACTGATGGCAACGCCTACATATGCAGGCCCTGTACTTAGTGCTCTTGACGGTAAGCAGCAAGCAGCCATGGATAAGGCACAGCGCCAGAACATCCTGGCAGGATTACAAGGTTTAGAAAAGGCGAGACAGCAGGCAACATTTGAGGCTGATGATCTTAACCTTCCCTCTGGTCAGTATGAAAAATATATCAATCTTGCCGTTGAGGGAGAAAGAAAGCTCGAGGCATTGCGGAAAAGTAAACCGCATAAAGGTGCCAAGACCGATGAAGAAAAAACCGCTGATACTTATGAGAAGCTGATTAAACAGCAGAAAGAACAAATTGCATTGGATGGTCAGAACACCGAACTAGCGAAAGCTAAGTATCAAATTAGCCAAGGCGAACTACAAACGCTGACCGCTTCTCAGAAACAGACGTTACTACAAAATGCAGCGCTGATTGATCAGCAGAAAATAAGACAGCAAATCGCCGCCTATGAGGCCAATCTCGCTGATAGTAACGCCAGTGCACGCGCTTCTAACAATGCTGAGCTGGTGGGCTATGGTCAAGGGTCATTGACTCGTGGGCGTATGCAGGAAATGCTCAAAATACGTGAAGAGTTTGAGCAGAAAAATGTTGAGATCCAACGCCAGTATCAGGGAGGAGAAATCTCTGAGAGCCTGTATAAACAGGAGGTTGCACTCAACAAAAAATATCTTGATGAGCGTTTACGTGATCAGGAGGGCTATTACTCTGCGTCTGATGCCATGCGTAAGGACTGGAATGCTGGCTTTGCCGAGGGCTTATCTAACTGGATGGATACCGCTTCCAACTATGCCGATCAGACCGCAAGCCTCGTCAGTAATACGATGAGTGGTTTTGTTGATACGCTGTCAGGTGCTTTAAGTGGCAATAAAACCAGTTGGGAAGACTGGTCAAAATCCGTTCTACAGTCGATGCAAAAAGTCATTCTCAATGCAATGCTCGTCAACAGCATTAAAGGGCTGGGCGGCGCAGGATTTATGAGCATGTTTAGCGGTGGCGCGTCTGGTGCATCCGGTGATGCTGGTGGTTTGTTTAGCAGTGGGGCTTTCGACAATCTCACCCTTAATGCCAAAGGTGGAGCCTATGCCTCTGAGGGATTGAGCGCACATAGCAACACCATTGTTAACACCCCAACCTATTTTGCCTTTGCTAAAGGCGCTGGGCTCATGGGAGAGGCGGGGCCAGAGGCAATCATGCCATTAACGCGCTCAGCGGATGGTTCTCTGGGTGTGAGAATGGTCGGTGGGGAATCTGCCTCTGGCGTTGGTGGCGATACCATCATTCATCAGCATTTCACTATTTCGGGTAATGGTGATGCCGCCTTGCGCCAAGCCATGCAAGAGGCAGCGCATAAAGGTGCGACCGACGGCGCTAAAAAGGCCCGTCAGGAAATGTTGCAAGATTTTCAAACTAGAGGCCAAGGCCGCCGCCTGCTAGGGGTTTAATAGAGGAGAATACCATGGCAGACATATTTGAATGGCCTGCTGATATCTGCCCCACATCGCTGACATGGCGCCCTGAAAGTAACACAAAAACATTTCGCTCCCCCTTCAATGGAAGCTCTCAAACGGTTCGTTTCCCGGGTACGCGCTGGGTTTGCTCATTGACGTTGAACAATCTTACGGATGAACGTTCCCGTCGTATCGATGCTTTGGTCGCGGCGCTCGATGGCGAATATGGCAGGGTGAAAATACGTGATTGGGGGCGGGCTGGCAGGCCGCCACTGGGTAAACCGTTAGTGTCCGATGCTGATCAGTCAGGTACGCAACTTCATAGTAAGGGATGGACGCCAAACAAAACCGTTCTGCTTATCGGTGACTATATTACCGTCAATGGTGAGTTAAAGATGGTGACAGCCGATATCAAGAGTGCAGCAGACGGCACGGCCATTATCCAGATTGCGCCGATGTTACGCAGTGCGCCGGTGCTAAATTCCCCGATTGAGGTTGAAAAGCCCTATGGAGTTTTCAAACTTAAAGATAATCAGCAAGGGGCTGGCAGCCGTGTACCCGGTGTTTTTACCAGCTACACCCTAGAGTTTGAGGAGGCGTTCTAATGATGTATTCCCCGTTTTCTGCATCGATGGTTGATTGGCTATCTAAGGATCGGGTTACCGCGGTTGTTGCTGCGAATGTTCAATTCGAATCAGGTACAGCGTATGTCCATTCAGGCACGGGGGCGCTCATTCTTGGCGGCGCGGTGTATTACGGCATGGGCAGTATGGGCGCGATAGACGATGTCGGTGAAACCAATACAACCAGCCCAAGCCAATTAAAAATGACGCTTTCAGGTCTGGATATGACGATGTTTGCTAAGACATTGAATGAACGCTGCGTCGGTCGCCCTGCGGAAATTTATCTGGTGGTGATTGATGATCAGGGTGCGCCTCAAGTGGCAGACCTGATTTTCAAAGGAAAGATATCAAGCACGGGGGCGACGGCTGGGGAGACAAATGCGCTGCAATATACGGTAAGTAATATCTTCGAGGATTGGCAACGGCCATTTCCCGATCGCTACACCGATGAATCTCAACAGAGTGCGGCGCCGGGCGATCGCATTTTTCGCTATGTGGCGCAGATGTCTGAACGTTCAATTTTCTGGGGCAGCAAAAAAGATGCGCCGGGCTTCACTTATTCGTGAGGGAGTATGAAGCATAAAGACTGGCATAACCGATTAACGACAGTGCTCAAGGCCGCTACCCAGCGGTCTTTTTTATGGGGCGAGCATGACTGTTGCCTATTTGCCGCGGAGTGTGCCGAAGCGATGTGTGGTGAGGATTTTGCCAAGGATTGGCGAGGGACATATCGCGACGAGCGTGGCGCTAAAAAGGCGCTACTCCGTGGTGGTGGTTCTCTTGAGAAAGTGCTGGCGCGTTACCTTGATGAGGTCCCCGTGAAGCTGGCGCAGCGGGGTGATATTGCCATTGTGGAAAATGTAGGTTCACGCTGTGCTGGGGTTATTTATGCTGGCGCAGTATGGGTGCCGGGTGAGTCTGGCCTTGTTTGTCTTCGTGTAAAACCCATCAGCGCATGGAGGGTTCGCTAATGCCTGCCGCTATTCCTATCATTGCCGCCGTCGCCGCTGGCGTTGCCGCAGCAAATGAAGCCTATGCGATTGCAATGATTATCACAGTGGCCGCGCAGGTCGCCACTCAAGTATTAACGAAATCGCCCTCCATTGATTCATATCGCACACCGCAAGAGCGTAAGCAGGTGCTTCGTGCCGCCGCCAGCGCGAAAACGGTGGTTTACGGAAAATGTATATCAGCCGGCACGTTGTTTTTCTCTGAAGAGCAGGCCGGCGATCAGACGGACGGTGAATTATTACATCTTGCCATCACATTGGCAGGGCATCCCATCACAGGGATAGGCTCGGTATTTCTCGGTGACGACAATATTACGTCATATGGCGACAGCGCATCCTATGAAGCGCATATAGACCGACAAACCGCCGATCCATATATGCTGAAAAACTGCCCGTCGTGGAAAGAGGACATGATAGGTAAAGGGATTTCATGGCTGCGCTTAACCCTTAAATTTGACGCTGAAAAATTTCCTTCCGGTATCCCGAACGTGACCGTTGAAAAGATGGGGCGAAAAGTTTACGACCCACGCACCGGCACCACGATTTATACCAGTAATGCCGCGCTATGCATTCTCGATTACTACCGCAGCTATTTAAAGGTTTCTGACAGCGATATTAACTGGGATCAGTTTCAAGAAGCGGCCAATATCTGCGATGAGTCGGTGAGCAATGCCGACGGCTCCAGCGAAAGCCGCTATACGCTCAATGGTGAGTTTGATCTGAGTGAGAACAAGGCCAGTATCCTTGAGTCCATGGTATCCGCCTGTTCGGGCGAGGTCACATATATTGCGGGTAAACATGGCCTCATTGTCGGTGCGTACTATGGTCCTGCTACAGAAGTAATCACCGAAAGCCAGTTGGCGGGTGATATTGAAATCATGCCTGAGGTATCACAGTCAGAGAAAGTGAATACCATCAAGGGGACGTTTATCGATCCCCTGCAAAAGTACACTGAAGTTGATTTTCCGACAGTCTCGGTTACGGAGTGGATAGCCGAAGATGGTGTAGAAATATCTCAGGATCTAAAGCTACGTTTCGTCACATCTGAATATCAGGCGCAACGCTTGGCTGATATCAAGCTCAAACGCACGCGCATCTCAAGAACGATGAATATTTCGCTCAATCTCAGCGGCTACCGTTATCGCCCTGGTATGTACGTGAAGGTTAATTTCCCGTCCCTCGGCATTATTGATACGGAAATGCGCGTAACGGATTGGAAATTTGGACTACAGACAGGCGTACAGCTGACACTGAAGCAGGAAACGTCAGAGGTATGGGGGGACGCAATAGGCAAACCAATTGAGCGACCTCCGTTTACCGATCTTCCTACTGGCGGCGTTGCGCAGCCGCAAAGCCTGAAATATACCGTAGAGGAAATAGGGCAAGTAGTTCAAGGTGTCTTGTCTTGGCAGAATATTGGTCAGTTTGTTTATAACAAGGTCATTATTCGCCGTGGTACTGAAATGGTGTTATCCGTACAGGTCCCGGGCAATTTCACGCGGTTAACCGGATTGCCACAAGATAGCTATACCGCGCATGTTATCGCCGTCAATCAGATGGGGGCAGAGTCGCCGGAGGCACTATTAGAGTTCAACATCAAAGCACCGCCAGCACCGTCGAAAGTTGATGTGACACAGGGGTTCTTCTCGGTCACGCTGATCCCGAGACTTGCTACGTTGGTAAATGTCTCGACGCAGTTTGATTTTTGGACGTCAGGTGAAACACGACTCCCTAACGCCAATACGTCCACCGTTGAAGCGAATGCAACTCGCGCTGGCATGGGTACGACGTGGTCAAGCCATGAGCTGAAAGCTGAGCATACCTATTACTGGTATATCAGGACGATAAACGCCTTTGGCTCATCCGCATTCATTGAAGTTGCGGCCTTGTGCTCAATGGACTCAGGTGATCTTAACGATTTAATCGATGAGGCTGTGCGCGGTTCTGATGCGTTCCAGAATGTGCAAAATGGGGTTGATACCAATCTGGACGGCATTCTGCAGGACGCGCTTGCAAATCACGGCACTGTTTCACGTCAATTTGAACAGTATGGCGCAGTACGGGCTGAAATATTAACCATCACGACAACTATCGCCAGCGTGGATCAAGCACTTTCGCAATTGACCACGAGCGTTAAGTCTCAGTTTGATGGTGTAAACGCACAAATTATTCAGCAGCAAACGGCCATCGCGGATAACAAAAAGGCGATTTCTAGTCTCGATAGTTACGTGCAAGCGCAGATAGGGCCTGACGGCAGTTTAACATCCTCCGTAAACCAAAAAATGAACGCTGAAGTTAAGAGTGATGGTACAGCGAAAGCGTCATACACCCTGAATATGGGCATAGTACGGAACGGGGTGAAATATAACACCGGTTTTGGCATGAGTATTGAACCTTCTGGCGGTACATACAAATCCACGGTGGTATTTGCCGCCGATCAGTTCGGGATTTATTCAGGGAGCGATCCGGGTAATTATCAGGCGGCCTTCTTTGTTGTTAATGGGCAGGTCTTTATTAAGGATGCACTCATCCAAGCCGCCTCAATCACCTCAGCAAAAATAGCCAAGGCTGCTATTGGGTCAGCCAATATTACCGACTATCTCCAGTCAGATGACTATGTCGCGAAGAACGCAGGGATACGCATTGGCTTTAGAACAGGATCTATTGAAATCAATAGCACAACACCAGGACAAGGCGGGGTCATTATCGATTCTACGGGGATAGCGACATTCGACGAGAATAATATTCGCCGAACGAAACAGGGGAAAATTCGATGAGCAATTATGGAATATCAATTCTCCCATCGATAACCAACAAGGAAATGGATATTACTGCCGGAAGCCGCTCAATGCGGTTTCTTGGCATTTATGGGACGGCACAAACCAGTGATCAACAGCAGGGCTATCGCGCCTACATTGATATCAAGGGGCGCACGGCCGGTTCGCAGGTATATATCGTACCTATCAAGATAGGCGCGCCTTATCAGGATTCAGTCTCTACGATTGTTGGCCTTGATTATGTCAAAAGCTACTGGCTTGAAGGCGATCGACTGTGGCTTCAATACACGGGCGTTAATGATTTAAAAAGATGGAAATTTGCAGAAATCGCCGTTTTTGAAGTCACCGCCGCCAGCGCTTATTCAGGTGAGTATGGCATCGTCCTGCAAGATGCGACTAATTACCTAGAAATATCCGATGCAAACAGCGCGGGCTGTTGTGTCTGGGCGGGGCAGGTCACGATTTCAGGGAGTTGGTCGGCGCCAGCAGATATCCCGATGCGTGATAACTGCGTGATATTTGCGAATTGGAGTAATCCCAATGTGGCGCTGGGCTATAACAATTCGTCAAAAACCATCTCATGTTATGGCTTGAATGGCGCTTCAGCGAGTGTCACTGCGCGCATTGCTATTTTCTCATCGGGATTCTTTCCAACGCCGCCCGAGTATGGTTTTGCCATTTGGAACGCTCAAGGACAATGCACTTTCTCATCTGATTATCCACCCCTGCTTATTGCGGGTACGGTCAGTTTAGCGAGTCGCCAAAATGTATGGGTGAGCACGCCAGTATCACGGCCATTGGTGCCCGTATCGAGCGCGGGTGTAGTGAAGGGGGCCAGTGTTGGTAATGGGTATAGCTCAACGTTTTACTGTGGAATACGCATGAGTGGTAATCAAATATGCGGAGGGCCGACTTACAAAACAGGGATGAACACTGAAAGCTCTTACACCTTTCCCGATGGCATCTCCCCGATTGCTTACCCCATCTTAGATGCAGACAATTATTTTACATTTTAATTAAGAGGCCACTATGTCAGCCGGAACAATAACGCTAACGCATAACTCAGCGGCAGTAACTGGGGCGGGAACGGCATTCACCACGGACTTAAAAGCGGGGGATATTATTGCCTCCGTTGTCGGCGGCGTTACCTATACGTTACCTGTGAAAACAGTCAATAGCGCGGCAAGCGTAACACTGATTAAAAATTATGATGGTCCGACGCAGGCTGGCGCAGCATGGTATGCCATTCCGCGTGATGCCATGAATGCTATTACCGCGCAGCTTGCAGCAGATACAGCGCAGGCACTGCGCGGCCTAAATTATGATAAACAGAATTGGCAGCAGGTCTTTAGTGGTACAGGGACTATCACCGTTAGGCTTCCCGATGGGAGCTCATATACGGGGCCAGCATGGAATTCGTTTATAGTTGAACTTGGTAAAAAAGCCAATGCAGGTGATAACAGCGATATTACAAGCATCTCCGGGCTAAAAACTGCACTCAGCATTGCGCAGGGAGGGACTGGCGAGAAAACTCCAGGTATGAAGTTGTTAGGTGGCCTAGGGCTGAAAAGTAATTCAAGGTTTCTAACGACGACTGGTTCATATATCCCCGGCGAGTTCGTTCCTCAAGCGGTTTATGACAGTCGCTCTATCGTCGGGTACGCAAATATACATAACTGGCCGTTGGGCATCAGCGCAGGTGTTCAGAGTGGGGCGAACGGCACCGATCAGTCGGGAGTCATTTCTCTATTAACAGTGAGAGGGTGGCCTGATGACTCGGGTATATCCGCATCATGTCAGTGGTTCATGGGAGCTACAAAAGCAGGTTATAGATATCCAGGATACAATTCGGTTGATGCGGCATGGTACTTGAGAACTGAGTATTTATGGTGCACTAGGACAACAACAGTTGATTCAAATGGGTTCATTAAAAAAGCATCGCCTGTTATTAAAATCTTCAGTGATGGGAAGTTTGAAACAAATAATGAATCAGAAGGTGCGCAGGTGACCCGCGAGGGTGTTGGTGTTTATCGCATAAGTAATATTCTCGGCCCACACTCAGATAAAGCATGGGGCGGTATTGATGGAGGTTTTGAAATCCCCAAAGATCGCAATGGTCAGCGTTTGCTTTGGCTTGATTATGAAGTCGATGCTGATGGTTCTATCTTGGTAAAAACTTATCACCGAACTTACCCAGAAGCTCCAGCATTTGCCAGAAATATCAAAGACGGATATGAAGAAAGCGATCCAATTGATATACCGTCTGACCAGTTCCTTTCCGTTCGTGTAGAAATGCCACAGGACTCGATCTGGAATCTGGCACAAAAAGCAGCGCAAGAAGAAATGGCACGAGAAGAAATTGCAGAAGAGTAATTAGGTTTGCGCCGGAGCGTATGCAAGA